CTATCCGGCTCAACCGTGCCTTCCATAACTTGACAGATGATGAAGAGCTACAGAACAAGATCTGGCAACAGACTCGTATTGTAGAATACCTTAACAATATGCCTGTGATTCAGTTTATGTTGCCAGAGATCGAAGCTGACGATGTTATATCTTATGCGACAAGTTTGCCGCAGTACGCAGATTGGCAAAAGATTGTTGTCTCTAATGATAAAGATTTTATGCAGATCTGCAACGATAAGACTGTTTTATGGAGACCCACCAAGGACGAGGTGCTTAATGCAAATCGAATTGTAGAGCAGCTTGGGATTCATCCTACGAACATGGCACTTGCTCGTTCTATTATCGGAGATGCCTCTGACAACCTGCCCGGCATCAAAGGCGCTGGTTTTGCCACTGTCGCCAAGCGTTTAGGATTCTTGGCAGAAAATACTACCTATACAATTGACGACGTAATTGAGTATTGCGAGAATAAAGCAGAAGAAAGCAATCTGAAGTTTTACACAAATGTGGCAGAGAGTCGAGATGTTATTCAACACAACTACACTATGATGCAATTGTATGCGCCACAGATGTCAATCAAGTCAAAGCAATTCGTGAAAGAATCTGTAGAACATTTTGAGTTTGATTTTAATCGAACCGAAATCATTGGGATGATGCGAGATGACGGCTTTGGAGAACTAAATTGGGAAGATCTCCGTGCGAACTTAAACCGAATTGTAAATGAAAACTAAGATTGTCAACACCAAAAACTTCAAAGTTTTGGCTTGACATTTGAGACTGATTCGATATAATTATTAATATAAAGAGAGGGCGTGAATGAAGGGAACAGAAGCAAGTTTTGGGAGGTACGGAAAAACCTTCCAAGAAGGACTTGTACAGCTTATCTATGAAGATAGACCTTTCGCAGATCAAATCACAGAAGTACTAGACCATCAGTTTCTAGAGCTTGATTATCTGCGTGTTTTTCTTCAGAAAATAACCAACTACCGAGACCGCTATGGTCGTCACCCCTCTGTAGATGCGATTGCGTCTATTTTAAAGACTGAACTTGATGAAGAAGACGAAGTAATCCAACGTCAAGTTCGGGAATATTTTCTGCGTATCCATAATCGTGAGATGCAAGATGTAGAATATATTAAGGAGACTTCTCTTGATTTCTGCCGTAAGCAGAATTTGAAAGAAGCGATGTTGAAGTCAGTCGGATTACTTCAGAACTGTTCGTTCGATGAGATTTCTACTGTTATTAATGATGCTCTTAAACTGGGCTCCGAAAATAACTTTGGATACGATTACATGGCTGATTTCGAGGCGCGATTTGTTCCACGTCACCGTATTCCCTGCACCACAGGATGGCAAGAGATTGATAAGATTTGTGGTGGAGGATTGGGCAAAAGTGAACTGGGTGTGGTAGTAGCTCCGACTGGAGCAGGAAAGAGCATGGTGCTCGTACATCTAGGCTCGCAGGCCATCAAGGAGGGTAAGACCGTAGTCCACTACACAATGGAGTTGCAAGATACAGTAATCGCAACCCGTTATGATAGTTGTATTACCGGCTACCCGCTTTCTGATATTATAAACTTTAAGGAAGAAGTTTATGAGGAAATTAAAGATTTAGACGGAACGCTGATTGTAAAGGAATATCCTACCAAATCAGCATCAACAAACACAATCAAGTCTCACCTGGCGAAACTTCTAAAACGAGGTATAAAGCCGGGAATGATCATTGTAGACTATGCAGATTTATTAAAGCCAACAGTCGTTAGAAAAGAGAAAAGAAGTGAACTCGAATCTATTTATGAAGAGTTGAGAGCAATTTCAACTGAGTTTCAGTGTCCTGTGTGGACCGCCTCCCAAACTAACAGATCGGGGTTGAATGCAGAAGTAATCACAATGGAACAAATATCCGAGGCATTTAACAAATGTTTCGTGGCAGATTTTATTTTTTCTATCTCTCGCACAATCGAAGACAAGCAAAACAATCTTGGAAAAATGTTCATCGCGAAAAATAGAAACGGGCCCGATGGAATGGTGTATAATATTTTTATGGATACCTCCAATGTATCAATCAAGATATTGCCTCCACAATCCTCAAACACAGTAAATGGTAGTACGGTGACAACTGCTCCCGCGCCGCTGGGCCCTCGGCTTCAACAGCAGTTGCTCAAAGACAAATACAGCAAACTAAGAGGAAAACGCTAACATGAGAACACTTGAAAACATCCGTCGCTTTAGATTATCAGATACATTTATCGAACCATATAAGACAGCCGAAGTCCCATGGGGGCCACTGGGCTACGTCACCTTTAAAAGAACTTATGCTCGCCGCCTAAGCGAGTTCGACCCCAATGCTAATGGCACCGAAGAATGGTGGCAGACATGTCGTCGGGTTATCGAAGGCATGTTTAACATGCAGAAGCAACATGTTTTTATGTTGGGCTTAGAATGGATCGACGCCAAGGCTCAAGCTACAGCGAAAGATGCTTTTGATCGACTCTTTAATCTAAAGTGGACGCCTCCTGGCCGCGGCCTCTGGATGATGGGCACCAAGTTTATTGAAGAGCGCACCGCTGCTGGACTCTTTAACTGTGCTTTCCGTTCTACGCGAGATCTCCCCACTAAGGGTGGTTATCTCTTTGCCTGGATGATGGACGCCCTAATGTTGGGCATCGGCGTGGGCTTCGATACAGAAGGGGCCGGAAGCATCACTATTCGAGAACCAGAGTACACCAACGATACGTTGACTATCGATGATTCCCGAGAAGGTTGGGTCAACTCTGTGCATATGGTGCTCGATGGCTTCTTTTTCGGAGCTAAGGTTCCTAAGTTTGATTATTCAGACATTCGTCCCGAAGGAGCCCCCATCAATGGTTTCGGTGGTACATCAAGTGGTCACGGGCCACTCAAGGAGTTGCACGAAAACCTAACAAAGCTATATTCAGCTAAGATCGGTGAGCCCATCAGTTCCGTTGACATCGTAGACACCGAAAACCTTATTGGTCGCTGCGTGGTCGCCGGCAACGTGCGTCGTTCTGCAGCGCTAGCCATGGGCACGCACGATGACTTCGACTATCTTCAGATGAAGAATGACGCTGAAAAGCTCATGCACCATCGCTGGGGCTCCAACAACTCATTCAATGCTGTGGTTGGAATGGATTATACATGGCATGCGGAACAGTCTCAAAACAACGGTGAGCCTGGGTATATTTGGCTTAACAACGCTCGCACAAAGGGTCGTTTCAAGGACGGTACTCGCCTGGATGACGTAAACGTCGCAGGCTTTAATCCATGTGTAGAGCAACAACTTGAAGATGCAGAGCTTTGCTGTTTGGTTGAAACATTTCCAGCTAAGCATGAGGACTACGAAGACTATCTAAAGACACTGAAGATCGCCTATCTTTATGGCAAGACGATCACGTTGTCTAACACACACTGGCCAGAGACTAACGCTAAAATGCTTAAGAATCGCAGAATTGGCTTATCTCAATCTGGTGTTGTACAATCATTTACTCCAGGCGATAGAGATATAAGAAATAACTATGAGTTTGATCCAGGCCAAAGATTGGATTACGTTGACTACTCTGCACTTATCAGAAAAGAAGATACTGAAGCACCTACAAGAAGACTTACAGTTGTTTACAATAACTTCGTTATTGATGAGGCAGATCCAGGCGACTTTGTAACAGTCAATTCATATGAAAGAAAATTATATGGTACTGTATTACCAATCATTAATGGTATAAACAGTGCAGATATTATTGACTTAAGACCTAGAGTTACATCTACTATTGATGGTAAAGCTCCTTGGGAATTTGAAGCAAGAGTATTTGTGCCTGGCACATCTTCGTCATCTCATGTGGTTGCTAAAGATAAATCATTCAATCTATCCTATGAATACTATCTTGGAAGAATTGACAAACTATTCTTGAGTAAAGAAGGTATCTTTACTCTATCTAAAGGTGTTCCATCTGAACTACCAAAACTTCCAAACACTATTGATAATGCTTTAGAAGTAGCTACAATAAACCTTCCTCCATATGTTTATAATACATCTGATGTTAAGCTAACAATCGCTAGACATAAACGATTCCGAATGAAGGATATTGTTACTCTAGAGAATAGAATTAAAAATATAGAATACTACACATCTTTATCCTTACTTGAAGTGGAGACATCAAATATGTCTCTTCGTGATCCACAGACTAATCTAGAAAGATTTAAGTCTGGATTCTTTGTAGATAACTTCAAATCTGTAGCTGGTGGTGATGTAACTAATCGTCAATATAAAGCGTCTATTGATTCTACATCAGGTAGATTGAGACCACAACACTACACAACATCTATTGATTTATTACTTGGATCAGAGGCGATTGTTGGTGCTGCAACATCATCTAACCCATCCGCTGATTATAGATTTGTTGAAGATCTTGGCGATGCAAACGTCAAGAGAGTTGGTGACGTTATATGTTTGGATTATAGTGATACAGTCTACTTAGAAAACAACTTTGCAACTCGTATTGAGAATGTAAACCCATTTGCTGTTGTAAACTGGATTGGTCAGGTTGAATTGAATCCAGGCACTGACACATGGATTGAAACTAGA